GCAGATACACGTACACACAGACCCTACTATCACATAACCGACCAAAATATTCACAACAATTTGGCCAAATATTATCAAAAGGCCATTGACAACAGTTAAATACTCATATAATATTATATATTATTACACAAGAGAAGGAGAAGTAAATGTCAGATGCATACAACAACATAGTGTTTGGTCCTGAGCAAAAGACCAAGCTAACACAATTAGTAAACGAAGGCATGCAGGTTATGCGTGAAGTTGAAACACTTAACGAAGGTCTACGTGATACTGTCAAAGCTGTGGCAGAAGAGCTACAGATTAAACCTAGTATCTTAAATAAAGCAATTAAGATTGCACACAAAGCAGACTTTACTAGAGAACAGCAAGATCATCAAATGTTAGAAGATATATTATCTACAGTTGGCCATACTCTGTAAGAATGCAGAAAGTTAAAGACTTTTGGATAAAAAGTTATAGGTCAGATCCAGTAGCATTTGGGTTTGAGCTAACTAGTTTTATATTTACAGTCGTAGCTAGTTTAATTCTAGCTGACACAGCAAATGAGCCAAACATGCTTATTGTATATCCTGGATTTTTTGTAGGCAGTATAACAGGAGCATACGCATACTATCGGAGAGGACTAGCTTGGCCGTTAGTGTTAACTGCTTATTTTGCTTTAGTAAATATATTTGGTTATGGAGTTGCCAGCTATTGGTGGTAACGGTTTCGCAGGCCTAACCTGCATGTAGTGGTTGATCAGCCTAAATTGGTCGGGTAAAAAATGATATTAAAAGATATGTGGCAAAGATACTGGAGGCAACATCGTGACCATGAATATGGCATGTGCTTTCCAGATCATAAAAATAAAAAGTTCTATGTAAACATTCCTAAGAATGCTACCAATTGGGGCAAGCTATGGGCAACTAACAATAATCTTGGAACTTCAAACTATCATAATACACAACTACTACAAAAAGGTTACCAGCCTATTGTATTTCTACGTGATCCTCTTGACCGTTGGTATACCGGTCTAGCAGAGTGGTTAGATCGTTATGGTGTTATTCGTCATGACTACCAGTTTACATCAGAGATATTAAGTTTACTTGTTGAACGTGTGGCATTTGATGAACACACAGAAGAACAAGTAATGTTTCTAGAAAACATTGACACAGATAACGCTGTGTTTTTTCGAGTAGACAATAACTTAGTGTTAAACTTTAGGCATTATGTTGAGCATGAACTAGCACAAGATCCAAATACAATAGTTTCTGAGAAGGTGTATCAATCCTCAGTTGAAAAGAAACTGATAATACAACAGCTCAGAGGAGCATTGAATAGTTCAATATACACTAGTAAATTATCAAGAAAACGAGAAACATGTGAACAAAGATTAATGGTATATTATGATCTTGACTATCAATTGTATAATAGTGTACAATACTATAGTAAAGGAGAAAAATGAGTTATATAGACGCCTGGTTTGATAGACCAGCAGACAAGATACATGTTGTAGAACGCAAGGATGGCAAACGCCAATACCAAACATATCCTGCTGAATATGTGTTTTACTATGCTGATGCTAAAGGTAAACAAAGATCAATATATAATGATCCTGTTACCAGATTTAAAACACACAATTCAAAAGAGTTTCACAAAGAACTACGTATCAACAGCGATAAAAAACTTTTTGAAAGTGATATCAATCCTGTGTTCCGTTGCCTGGCTAACAATTATCAAAATGTTGACTCGCCAACTCTCAATGTAGCATTTTTTGATATTGAGGTAGACTTTGATCCTGAGAGAGGATATTCAAGTCCAGCTGATCCGTTTAATATGATCACTGCAATAACTGTTTATTGTAGTTGGATAGAGAAAAATATTACATTGTGTATAGCTCCAAAAGGTATGAGCAAAGAAGAAGCAGAAGCAACTTGTGCTAAATTTGATGATACATTTTTATTTGAACGTGAGCAAGATATGCTAGAAACGTTTCTCGATGTAATTGGAGATGCTGATATATTGTCAGGTTGGAACTCAGAGGGATATGATATACCCTACACAGTTAATCGTGTTACTAGAGTGCTTAGTAAAGACGACACACGCCGGTTCTGCTTATTTAAACAGCTACCCAAGAAGCGTACATTTGAACGCTTTGGTGCAGAAAATGTTACATTTGATCTTATTGGTCGTGTGCATATGGATTACATGCAACTCTACAGAAAGTACACATATGAAGAAAGACATTCATATAGTTTAGACGCTATCGGTGAACATGAGCTACAAGAACGTAAAACACCGTATGAAGGTACACTGGATCAATTGTATAACAATGACTTTTACACATTCATTGAATATAATAGACAAGACACACTGCTACTTAAAAAACTAGATGATAAACTAAAGTTCTTAGATCTAGCAAATGAACTAGCACATGCAAATACAGTGCTACTACAAACAACAATGGGTGCTGTAGCTGTTACAGAACAGGCTATTATCAACGAAGCACATGAACGTGGTATGGTTGTTCCTAACAGACGTGAACGTTTAACAGATGAAGACACACAGGCCGCAGGTGCTTATGTAGCATTTCCAGACAAAGGCATACACGAATGGGTAGGCTCAGTTGACATTAACTCACTTTATCCAAGTGCTATTCGTGCATTGAATATGGGTAATGAAACGATCATTGGACAGCTACGTCCTATAATGACTGACCGATATATCAAAGACAAACAAAGCAAAGGTAAATCATTTGCATCAGCTTGGGAAGGTCTATTTGGATCATTAGAATATGAAGCAGTACTAGCAAAAGAAATAGGCACTGAGATAACTATTGATTGGCACACTGGTGAGGAAAGTATACACTCGGGTGCTGAGATATGGAAGATGATATTCGACAGCAATAAGCCTTGGATGCTAACTGCTAATGGCACAATTTTTACGAATGACATAGAAGCAGTAGTGCCAGGTTTACTTAAACGCTGGTATGCTGAACGTCAAGAACTTCAAGCCACAATGCGTAAATGCGAAGACCCAAAAGAAAGAGCATTCTGGGATAAGCGACAGCTAGTTAAGAAGATTAACTTGAACTCACTATATGGTGCTATTCTTAATCCTGGTTGTAGATTCTTTGACAAACGTATAGGACAATCAACTACACTAACAGGTCGTGCTATTGCTAAACATATGGATGCACACATCAATGAATGCTTGACAGGCGAGTATGATCATAGAGGTAAAGCAATTATATACGGAGACACTGACTCCGCATACTTTAGTGCGTGGCCAATGATTAAAGATGATGTTGAATCAGGCAAAATGGAATGGAACAAAGACATTTGTATACAACTATATGATAGTTTATCTGATAGCTGTAACGTCAGCTTTCCAAAGTTTATGGCTGATGCATTTCATGTACCGCAAAAACAAGGTAAGATAATCAAAGGTGGTCGTGAGATTGCAGGCGTGCGTGGTTTGTTTATTACTAAAAAACGTTATGCTGTTATGATATATGATAACGAAGGCAAACGTGTAGATGTAGAGGGTAAGCCAGGTAAGATTAAAGTTATGGGGTTAGATCTAAAACGTTCAGATACTCCGCCAGTTATCCAAGACTTCTTAAGTGATGTTCTGCATGATGTGCTAACTGGTTCTGATAAAGTAGCAGTAACTGAAAAGATACTACAGTTCAAACATGAGTTTAGAGAGCGACCAGGATGGGAAAAGGGTACTCCTAAGCGTGTTAACAACTTAACAAAGTATACTAAAGAAGAAAAACGTTTAGGTAAAGCTAACATGCCGGGTCAAGTTAGAGCAGGTATGAATTGGAATACTATGCGTAGAATGAATTCAGACAAGTATTCATTGGAAATTATTGATGGTATGAAAGTTATTGTATGTAAACTAAAACCAAACCCTTTAGGCTGGACTAGTATTGCACACCCAACCGATGAATCACATTTACCTAAATGGTTTAAGGAATTGCCATTTGATAACGAGTTAATGGAGGCCACTATTGTTGACAACAAAGTTGACAACTTACTTGGTGTGCTGGATTGGAACTTAGCGGCCGCAACACAAACGGCTAACACATTTAACAATTTATTTGAGTTCTAGATGAAACTTAGTGAACTAGTAGCATACAGAGACAAACTTAGATATCACGATATCAATACGTTTAGTTCAATGAACGAACAGATATTTGATCTCTTACAAGCTGAAATTGAAGATCCAGAGTATCTTGTTTTATTTACTGAACATCGAAATAGCATTATCCGTTCAATTGATAAGTTTAAGAGTGATCACTTAGATTACGATCATACACTTACTCAACGAATACACGAACAGGAAAAACAATACCTCATCGATAGTGAAGAACGATTTAACTTGTATTATGATACAGAAAGTTTACAAGTTAAACGTGAGAGAACATTAGATATACAACCTGATACTAGAGACTATTTAAGAAATAGAATAGAGAGATACATAGCGTGGGAGCAAACAGGACTACAGATTTGTCCTAGTCACGGTGACTTAACTGACGACTTAGTAAGTTTAGATCCGTTGTACTTGATAGACTTTAGTGATATTTTATTAAAGCCTGTAAAAGAACAGTTCAATAAACAATATCAAAATAGATTAAGAACCTACACGTTGCCAAAGTTTAACCAAGGCAACAAACAATTTAGCAAACTGCCGCAAGGACAATTTGGTTTCATATTAGCATACAACTACTTTGATAACTTATCGTTAAACGGTATGCAAAAAGTAATGAAAGAATGCTTTGAACTATTGAAGCCAGGTGGT